AGGTGCTGAAGGGCGGCCATGGGCTGCTGCGCGAGCTGCCAGGCGTGAGGGTGTGGGGCGTGGATGACGGCGTGCCTGAAAAGGAGATCCGGAAGCGGCTGGGGATGGAGTCGGAGGAAGTGATCCGGCTGGTGAATCGAGCTGGGATGCCCACGCAAGCTGGCGGGGGGAGCTTCAATAAGGCGTGGGTTCCAGGGAAGGGCTGATGCTGCTCATGCTCACGTGGGCCGGGTTCGACGCAGCGGTGGATCTGATCGCCGCGCAGTGCCCGCGAGACCGTGTGGGGGTGCATGGGGTTGATCGTGGCGGCCAGGTGCTGGCGTGGGCGTTGAGCGAACGGCTGGGGCTGGAGGTGCTGCAGCGGCCCGGGCCTGGGATGTTGCAGCTGCATGGGGTTGTGGTGTCACAGCCGCAGCTGTTGTGGGGCGATGCGCAGGTGTGGACGTGGATCGACGCCTCGCCGGGGCAGAACATCGTGTCGGCGGTGAAGGCGGCACCCGGGACGATGGTGCTCATGCCCTGGCAGGATGCACCTACCTCTCGCCGGCCGTTCGGGCCGGGGTTTGATGATTGAAGTGTCGAGCATCCGTTACGGCTGCCAGTGGGGGGCCGATGGTCATGTGAGGGGCTGGCCGATGCGGATCGAGTTCGGCGCGGTGGGCCCTGAGGTGACAGTGGATGAGATGCTCGAAGGCCGCGGCCATTCGGTGATGCTGATCGACCAGCTGGTGGCACTGGTGCGCGGGATGACCGGGCTGGACACGCCGATCGAGCTGGTGCAACCGGCGCCGGCGGGGCTGGCGGTGAAGCTGCATGCTGCTGGGTTCTACGTCGCATTGTGCTGATCACCGTTGCTGAGTTTGCGGCCCAGCGTGGTGTGAGCCCCCAGGCGGTGAGGAAGGCGATCAAGAGCGGGCGGCTGAAGCGTGCAGTGGAGCGCAAGGGCCCGCGGAACTATGTGATCGACCCTGAGATTGCGGAGCTGGAGTGGGACCGCAACACGGAGCCGCAGTATCAGCGGACGGCGGAGCAGATCAACACGGGGAAGGCCAGGGCGCGGGGTGAGGAGGTGCCGGAGCCGGAGCCGCTGCCGCCGCCTGCGAACAAGGGCGGTGCGGGGACGTACGCAAGCGCAAAGGCGGCGGCCGAGGGCTACAAGGCCATGCTGCTCAAGCTCGATTTTGAGGAGCGGAGCGGCAAGCTGCTGGAGAAGGCGGCGGTGGAGCGCGGGTACGCAGCGGCCGGGATGCAGGTGCGTGATGCGGTGATGCGCACCAGCCAGCTGATGGTGGGCGAGATCGCCACGGCCGTGGGCGGGCTGACCCAGGAGCAGCGAGCAGCGGTAATGCAGGTGATCGACCGGCATCATGTAAGGGCCCTGGAGGAGTTGGTACGTGCCGCTGGCGTCGCCTGAGGAAGCGCTGAAGGCGTTCTGGCGGGGCCTGCGGCCGGACCCGCTGCTGAGCGTGAGCGAGTGGGCGGATCAGCGGCGAGTGTTGAGCAGCAAGGCGAGCAGCGAGCACGGGCCGTGGCGGACGGCGCGGACGCCGTACCTGCGGAAGCCGATGGACGACCTGAGCGCGACGAGCACGGTGCAGGAGGTGGTGCTGGTGTTCCCGGCGCAGAGCGGCAAATCGGAAGCGCTCAATAACTGGGAGGGCTACGTGATGGACATCGCGCCCGGCCCGGCGCTGCTTGTGCAGCCGACGATCGACATGGCGAAGCGGTACTCGAAGATGAGGATCGCGCCGATGATCGAGGCGACGCCAAGCCTGCGGGAAAAGGTGAAGGCCCCGCGTGAGCGGGACTCGGGCAACACGCAGCTGATGAAGGAGTTCACCGGCGGCTTCCTGATCATGGGCGGCGCGAACGCAGCGAGCGGCCTGGCGTCGATGCCGATCCGTTATCTGGCTGGCGACGAAATCGACCGCTGGCCGGCGGACGTGGATGAAGAGGGGAGCCCGCTGGTGATCGTGACGGCGCGGACCCGGACGTTCGGCGTGCGCAAGAAGATGGCGTGGACCAGCACGCCAACGATCGCGGGCCGGAGTGCGATCTGGGCGAAGTGGGAAACAAGCAATCAGCAACATCTCAAGCTGCCATGCCCGCACTGCGGGCACCGGCAAGTCTTGAGCTGGGACCGGTTGCGCTACGACCCGAAGGACCCCGGCCTGCCGAACACGCTGAAGCAGCCGCCGGTGCTGATCTGCGAGGAGTGTGGCGAGGGGATCAGCGAGGACGCGAAGGCCTGGTGGTATGACCCGGATGTGTTCGACGACGACTGGTGGGAGGCTCTGTTCCCTGAGCGTGAAGTGCAGGGCTACCACCTCAACGGGCTTTACAGCCCCCTCGGTTGGCTCAGCTGGACTGAGATTGCGGTGGGGTACGAGAAGGCGAAGGACAACCCGGCGGAGCTGAAGCCCTGGACCAACACCGTGCTGGCGGAGTGCTGGAACGACGACGGCGAGGCGCCGGACTGGGAGGCGCTCTACAACCGCCGGGAGCTCTACGAGCTGGGCACGGTGCCCGACGGGGTGGTGTTCATCACCTGCGGAGCGGACGTGCAGATGGACCGCATCGAGCTGGAGGTGGTGGGCTGGGGCCCTGGGATGGAGAGCTGGAGCCTGGATTATCAGGTGCTGGCGGGCGACACGGCGCAGCCGGCGGTGTGGCGTGAGCTGTCGAAGTTCATCCGGTCGGAGTTCGGCCGGGGCGATGGGCAGCGGCTGCCGATCCGGATGACGGCCATCGACTCAGGCTTCAGGAGCCAGGAGGTCTACCGGTGGGTGCGCAGCCAGGCCGGCAACCGAGTGATTGCGACGAAGGGCGTGGAGACCCAGACGGCGATCATCGGCACGCCGGGCCGCGTGGAGGTGCTGCGGAACGGGAAGGCCTTAAGGGGTGGCGTCAAGGTGTGGCCGATGGGTGTGAGCACGGCGAAAAGCGAGCTCTACGGCTGGCTGCGGCGGCCGATGCCGGATGACGGCGATCTCCCGCATGGCTGGTGCCACTTCCCGCAGCACGGCGAGGAGTATTTCCGGCAGCTGTGCGCCGAGCGGCTGACGAACACGATCGATCGGCGGGGCTACAACCGGTTCGAGTGGATCAAGACGCGGCCGCGCAACGAGGCCCTCGACTGCCGGATCATCGCGCGTGCATGCGCTGCCCTGGTGGGCGCCGATCGGTGGAGCGACGAGCGGTGGGATGAGGAGCGCAATGGCGGCGTGGAGCGTGTGGAGCAACGGCCGGCGCCAGTGCAGCAGGAAGAGGAGGCGCGGCCGGCCAGCTCCGGGAGCAGCTTCTGGGACTGAGTAGCATGAGCGAACGGAGGTGGCCCGGATGAGCACATTCACGCAGGCGCATCTGGCGGCCATCGAGGAAGCGATCGCCGGTGGTTACCTTGAGGTGCGCTACGACGACAAGGTGGTGCGGTACCAGTCGATGAACGAGCTGTTCAGGGCGCGCAACCTCATCGCCAGCCAGCTGGCGGCGGCCACTGCCCCGGTTGTGCGGATCGACTACCCGGCCGTGGTGCGGGATTACGAATGAACCCACTTGAGCAGCTGCTGGCCGTCATCTCGCCCAGGGCGGCGTTGCGGCGGCAGGCGGCGCGCATCCAGCTGGATCAGATGCGGCGGTACGACGCCGCGGCCCGGGGCCGGCGGACAGACAACTGGGTGACGCAGGGGAGCAGCGCTGATGCTGCGAGTGCGCGTGGGTTTGGGATCCAGCGCGACCGCGCGCGGGACCTGGTGCGCAACAACCCCTATGCGCGGAAGGCGGTCGAGTCGTGGGTGAGCAACCTGATCGGCGCGGGGTGGAGCTTCAAGGCGAAGCAGAGCCGGCGCAATGGCCGGCAGGGCGAGCGCGTGACGGAGGTGATGCGCGGGTGGATGGCGGACCCGGTGCAGTGCGACTACCACGGGCTGCTGAACTTCGACGGGCTGATGGCTCAGGCGGTGCGCACCTGGAAGGAGTCCGGCGAGGTGCTGATCCGCGCGCGGACGCCAAGCGCGGCGACGATGCGCCGGCTGGGGCTGACGGTGCCGCTGCAACTGCAGCTGATGGAGGGCGACTGGATCGACGAGACCCACGACACGCCTGGCGTGACTGGCGAGGGGTGGACGAAGCGCGGGATCGTCTACGACGCCGAGGGCCGGCGCGAGAGCTTCTGGATCTACAACTACCACCCGGGCGAGAGCGCGGTGCAGGCGACGAGCATCGTGAGCAACACGGTGCCGGCGGAGCAGATCATCCACCTGTTCACGCCAGAGCGTCCTGGGATGACGCGAGGCGTGAGCTGCCTGGCGCCGGTGATGGTACGGCTGAAGGACCTGGGCGATCTGCTCGACGCGCGGCTGATGAAGGAGAAGGTGGCGGCCTGCCTGGCCGCTGCGGTGGTGGATCTGGATGGCACGAGCGAACAGAAGTCGACGATCGGCGATCGGATCGAGCCGGGCGGGATTGTGCGGCTGGGCCCTGGGCAGGACATCAGGACGATCAACCCACCGGCGGCGGGCGAGATCGACCGTGTGATCAAGACCTACCTGCTGGAGATCGCGGCAGGGATCGGCATCACCTACGAAGAGCTGACGGGCGACTACTCGGGCGGCAGCTTCACGCAGGGTCGGATGGGATGGATCGGCTTCCAGCGGCGGCTGATGAGCGACACCTGGCAGGTGCTGGCGCCGATGGTGTTCGACCGGATCTGGAGCTGGTGGGGGACGCGGGCCAGCTCGATGGGGATCGCCACCGATGGGCTGAGCGCGGACTGGACGCCGCCGCGTCGTGAGCTCTACGACCCGCAGAGCGAGACGAACAGCACGATCTCCCGCGTGCGCGCGGGCCTGCTGCCGCCGCAGGAAGCGATCCGCGCTGATGGGTATGAGCCGGATGAGGTCTTGCGGCAGCTGCAGGAGTGGAATGGCCAGCTCGATGCAGCGGGCATCGTGCTCGACACCGACCCACGGAAGGTGAGCGCTGCTGGCCTGACGCAGGTGAGGCCGCTGGGCTCGACGATGCCGCCGACGGGTGAACCGCCGGCGGAGGCCGAACAACCACCAGCGCCAGCAGCGCCGAGAACCCCTGCTGCTGGCTGACCCTAGAATCGAGAAGCCATAGGAGCCGACATGAGCGAAGGTCTGCTACAGACCAGGGCGATGTTCGCCCCGGAGACGATCAACGTCGAAGAGCGAACCGTTGAACTGGTGTGGAGCACCGGCGCCCAGGTGCGTCGTGCGAGCTGGGCTCGCGGCGACTACATCGAGGAGCTGAGCATGGCGCCTGGCGCTGTGCGGATGGAGCGACTGAACAAGGGAGCTCCGCTGCTCGATGCGCACGACTCCTATTCGCTGCGCAGCCAGATCGGTGTGGTGCAGCGAGCATGGCTGGACGGGAACGAGGGCCGCGCCCTGGTGAAGTTCAGCCGGCGGGATGAAGTCGAGAGCGTCTTCCAGGATGTGATCGACGGCATCTACCGCAACGTGTCTGTGGGCTACAAGGTCCACAAGACGGAGCGTGATGAGACCGGCGCAGTGCCGGTTGAGCGCGCAGTGGACTGGGAGCCGTATGAGCTCTCGCTGGTCCCGATCCCGGCTGATGCCGGGGCCCAGGTGCGCTCCGAGGAGCCGCCTGCAACCCAACCTTCCGAAAAGGAACGATCCATGACCCTTCCCGCGAATGGGGTGCAGGCTCCCGAGCCCACCCAGGAGAACGAAACCCGGGCCGCTGCGCCTGTCGCGCCTGCTGCTGCGCCTGCCGCCCCTGTGGTGGATGCAGAGGCTGTGCGCGCCGACGAGCGCCGCCGCGCCGCCGGCATCCTCGATGCCGCCCGCAAGCTGCAGGTGGGCGAGGACATGGCGCACAAGCTGATCGCTGACGGTGTGTCGCTCGACGAGGCCCGCATGCAGCTGATCGACGCCCGCGCCACCGAGGAGCGCCAGACCCCTGGCCAGACCCGCATGGAGGTGCGTGAAGACCACGGCGAGAAGCGCGCCGCCGCGAAGCTCGACTACCTGAAGGTGCGCGCCAACCTGGCGACCCTGGACGATGCGCCGGCTGCCCGCGAGTACCGGGGCAGCACCCTGCTCGACATGGCCCGCGAATCCCTGGAGCTGGCCGGCGTCAGCCACCGCGGGATGGACAAGAGCGAGATCGCGGTGCGTGCGATGCACAGCACCAGCGACTTCCCGCTGCTGATGGCCAGCATCCAGCGCGTGACGCTGAAAGCGGCCTATGCCGAAGAGGTGCAGACCTGGCGGCCCCTGGCGGAGCAGCGGAACCTGCCCGACTTCCGCGAGATGAAGGAGATCGAGGTGGGCGGCCAGATGCTGCCCGAAGAGATCCGCGAGGGCGGGGAGTACAAGGCGGGGACGCTGCAGGAGCAACAGGGCTCCTGGTTCCTGAGCGA